TACCTGACCAAAGAGTAGTGCCAGAACCGATATAAGCAGTAGTATAACTGCCATCAGTAGTCGCACCACTTTGGAAACCCTCTCCTAAATCAATTAGGTCGGAGTCCACTTGTTTTGCCAAAGCATAACCAGCATCGTCAGTATAAAACTTCCTCATGCTTGCTAAACTTTGTACCTCTGCGATATCCTCAATTAATTTTGAGTATTCGTAGTGTTTATTTAAAGATACATCAACGGTAGTATTTGTAGCTGCCGATAATGTAACCTGTGTGTTTGCTGCTTTAGCACTAGCTGAACCTCTTGAGGGTACTGGTATGTGTATAGTGTCACCTTTTTTCCCCTTATGATTCAGTTTAGTGACTAGATTAGCAACCACTAAGTTACTTTTATAGGCACCAATAACCTCGTCACTCCATAATTCTGGAATGAAGTTATTAGCAACTGCAACCGTAACTTGGTTTGTTCCTAAAGCCATTTGACTTTCTCCTTATATTTTATTTAACCCTCCCATCTTGATAAGCTGAGAATATTTCATCTGCTAGCGAATCATATCTGTTAGGGTCAGTTTGTTTTAAACGAATTAAATCAGCCCTACGGTAGATTTTTTTACCCGCTGTGGATTCACCTGAAGCTCTTGATACTCCCTTACCTGTTTTTAAAGCAGCTTTTCTAGTAGTTTCCTTTTCCGCTTCCACTTCCTTTGTCTTGGAAATCATTTCCCTTTCCTTCCAAATCGTTAGAAGTTCATCAGCGGAATCGAAATCATAAGCGTCTGCTTCCTTAAACAAGCGTTGACGTACCTTACTTCCTTCAATCCACTCCTGAAAGTCGGGACTTGTAACAACGTCCTTAAAATCAGGGTGCGTTTTTTCGAGTTGTTGTGCAGTCATTGAAGCTTGTTGTTGCTGTGTCTGCTGTGTAAACTCTCTGAATTTTGGATGTCTTTCAATAATTGTCCTAACAGCTGCTTCAGGATTATCATAGAAATCTAAATCTTCAGTGTCGGTAGTTGTTTCTTTGTTATGATTTATCTGGGTTTGAAGAAATGAATCAGTTAACTTTCTAAGTTCGCCAATCTCTTGGCCCTTACGACCTAGTTCTCTCTCTAGGTTTTCGTAAGCTTCAGCTACTTCTTTTGTTGACTTACCTTGAAATTTCTGTGGAAGTTCCTGTTCCGGTTCCTCTACTGTTTCAGTTGGTTCATCTTGAATCGCTAAAGTTTCTAATGTATCTTTTTCAGTTTCCTGTGTTTCCTGTTCAACCTCAGGGTCTACAATGTTACTTACCATAGTCTTACCTCCGTCTATATAAGATTGTGGGGGTTAAAAAAGTTAGAGCTGGACTACTCCAGTTGTTCTAACGCTAGTTTGGTGCTCTCCTCTAAATTAATAATCATGTTTAAAGTAAACACCTGTCCTCTACGTTCATGTAGAGTACCTATATCTTTAATATCATAAATTTTTTCCAATGATTCAGCTAGTTCCGTATACTCTTCTACGAGTGAACGCCAACCATCACGTTGAAACAAATCTAATCTTTGTTCTAATAGTTCTGTATCTGTCACTGATTCATAGCCTTAGCTAGATTAAGGACAGTTTCCGAGTTTAGATGTTCCACTTCAGGAATATTACGTGCAGTTTCCGACTGTATTCCTTTTATCTTGACCATCTTCTCAGCTAATTCTAGTTGTTTCTTAGCAAGAGTTTCATTAGATGTCTTATCACCTGAATCCACTTGCAACTTCTGTGCTTCCGCATATAGTTTATTAATCTCCGCTTTAAGTTCCTCTAGTTCAAGCATTGATTTTTGCATTTCTATTTGTTGTTGTTGTTGCTCTGCTGGGTTAGGTTGCAACATTTGTTGTACTGCGGCTACTAATTTATCTCTATTATTCAGAGAAGAGTTCTCAAAGATACTAATAAGGATAACACCAAAAGCTGGTGAATCCTGAGGTACCATTGAAAGTAGTTGAACCATTTGAGTTGTTTCCAACTCTTTAGCCATTATACCTAAACTACTATAAGGAACAAACTTATAATCTTTTACTGGATAACGCTTAACATCAAACTGTATTCTTCGCCATATAACTTTATTTACCATTGGAATTAGGAATGAATCTTGGAAATTCATTAATGTTCTCTTCTGTCGTTTGATAGATGCCGCTTGGAGCATTGACATTCCACTAGCAGTAGAATTGCGAGGATTAGCAAAGTTACTGTTAGCGGTATCCATAGCACCAGTACCCATTTGAACCATTCGTTCTAGCTCTGCAGATTCAGTAAACGTGGAATTGGATAGGCTACCGAAATTTAGAGGCATTAGAACAGACTTAGGGTCCCCGTTAGTGAGGATGGTTTTACCCGGCCTTACATCGAACTTAGTTCCACGTGGTAAACGAGTAGCATCGAGGCCCATCATCGGGTGTGTCGTGAGTGCTAAAGCATCAATACGTGCTCTCAGTTCGGCATCTAAAGCTTTTTGGGGGTTGTATCCCTTTTCCGCAATACCTCTTCCCCAGAATCTATTTGGAACTCTGTCATGCTGATAGGCTATAAATGGTCTATCATGCATCATGTATGGATTTTCCGCTGCTTTTAATACTGCTGAATCATTAGCAATAGTAACAACAGCTTCAACTAATTCATCGTCTTCATAATCAAATTCATGTATCTCTCTTGTTCCAGTAGAGAGAAACTTTTTAGGAACCAAGCCCCAATATTCTATAATCTTTACCTTATCATCTTCATTAAGTATCTGTGAAGCTTCATCATTAAAACCAAAATCAGCTTTATCAAAGCTACCTATTGGTTTATCCATATAGATACCTTCCGTAATTCCCTTAGTAATAAGGTAACGAGGTTTAGTTACAACCTGTGCTACACCTAATGCTTCATTAATATTAGTTCCTGTAGGGTCAATAACAAACTCTTTAGGGGAAACGGGTTCCACTTTAATACTAATATAAGGAACTTCCTGAGTTTCCACTGTAGTTGTTAGGGTACCTGATACTGGCTTCTCTAAAGGTACAATCTCTGCTTTTTCCGTAACAAGAACCTTAGCTATACCTGTGCCATATATGGCTCCATTTAGCAAACATTCCGCAATGGCAGCTTTTGCACCATCTTTTTCCAAGTCCTCATGAAGTAGTTTACGTACATATTCCACATCCTGTGGTTGCATATCAAGAACATCATCCTCAATATCAAACCAACGTTCCCGGCCAAATGTTGCTTCCTCTAGTTCGCTGACAGTGGCCTCAATAGCCTGTTGTGTGGCTGGGGATATTAGTCTACTTTTCTCTGATAGCCTAGTCTTATCCTCTTCATCCCAAATACCACGCCATAAACGGTAGTATTCATCCCATTTCTTTTGGTAGTTAGTGTTCCTATGTTCTTCCCATATTTCCACCCTTCCTAACACCCAGTCCTTTAAATGTTGATGGGGGTCAATATAAGATAGTTCTTTTTGTTTTGCCATAAATTAGTATCCTGCTACTGCGTCCATAGGTTCCCATTCATCCAACTCTATACTACCTGCGTAATCTGCGACACTTACTTGGTCTATGTACGCTAACGAGTCAAGTAAATCGTCATGACTTAAAGGTGAAGGGAAATCCATCATTTGTGAAATAAAGTGATTATTCCAATCAGCCTTTCTAAATTTAATTCTACCATGTTCCAAGCGTCCCTGCAAAGCCCATGTTATTCTATCTGTCTTTCTTTTACCACCATGAGTAACATCAGTAATGTTTACCCACCTACCTTTAGTTCTCATTTCATCTTCAAGGTAGGGCATGATTGCATTCTTTAATGCTCCCGCTTCAATACCTACTGTAGTGGCTTCACTATCTACAGCGGCATTTAAAATTCTATTCGCTGTTTCCTTGATGCCCCACCTACCGTGGTAAATATCCTTTACTAGCCATTCATCACCCACGATTTTAACTACTGCAATGGAGGTTTCATCTAACTTACTTGACTTTAAACCTCTATCCTTTATAGCTTGTTCAAAACCTGCTGGGTCAACAGCTACTACATAGTGGCCTATCGTGCCTTCCTTAAAATCTCTATTGTCCTCTACGTAAGTAACCCATTCCTCTTTGAATATACCACCACTAAAGGTTTCAAAGGTTGCTTCAAACTCTTGTCTAAAGGCTTGAGTGGACATTGTACTCTTAGCCGCAGCAATTTCCTTAGGGTCCAAGAGAGGATTATCAGTTGACTGGTACTGAAATGATTCCCAATCATCCTCTGCTTCACTCGCTTCCATAAATAATTTATAGAAGTGATTCTTCCCTGCCGGAGTCCCAATAAAGAGTGCACCACCCTTTACATCAGCCAGAGTTGGTCTTAAAATCATTTCCCACACTTCCGGTTTCATGGAAGCATATTCATCTAGGACGACATATTGTAGTCCTACGCCCCTTAGAGTGTCAGGCCGGTCACTGCCTTTTAAATAAATCTTCCTATCGTTGATTAAAGTTAATACTGCTGTATTCTCATGGGCGGCTTTGATAACATCCTTTCCCAAATCCTTTAACATACCCCACATAATGTCTTTTGACTGTTGGAATGTGGGGCCAACATAAAATACGTCTTTGCTTTTACTCTGTAAAGCATTAATCAATAAAACCCAAGCAGCTAATCTGGACTTCCCAAAGCGTCTACCTGCCGATACTACCTTAAAACGAGCCTTGGACTTAAATATTTCCATTTGAGCATCATGAAGTGCTACCTTAATATCAGCCACTGGCTTCCCGTATCACCTCGCCTTCAAAAGTAGCCTGCTCTTCCGCTTCCTTTTCCTCTATGGCCTTTACGGACTCAACAATAATGTTTATTCCTAAATCCCTATGCTCATGTTTTATTTCCACTGCCTTATGTGCAGGTATTATCCTGTCCATACACATCTTTAAACAGTGTCTATCGCCAGCTAAGGCCATTTCAATAACCTTATCAACTATTTCCGGTCCTTTAGCGGACAACACCTCTCTACTAAGAGCTGTGTATTTGTTTATAGAGCCCACTGGCCTGCCAACTGGGTTCAATGAAGGCATTCCTTTGTAAAAGTTAGGATTACCTGCTTTCTTCTTTGGTTTTTTAGTTGGCATACCTTTGTCCTGTTAACAAAAAGGGAGGTTCTATACCCCTATTATACCACGCTTTTCCCCTAATTGCAACAACTTAGTGAAAATAAACCGATTTTAGCCACTTTTAGCTACATTTAGATTAGTTAAGTTCTATTATGGTCCAAACTTCGTTTCATGTGCTAATGAACCACACCGCGTGCGTGCGTGTTTTCTCTAGGGGGGCCCCCATTGCCATCCATGGCTCAAAATGGCCCAGCGTGGCCCAGCGCGGGCGTGGCCTTAAATGGCCTTAAATTGCTTTAAATTGGATTTAAATGGCCCAGCCATGGCCAAACGTGGCCAGCGTGGAAAATATGAGGTATATGAGGCCATGATAGTGGTTCTATAAGCCATGCATAACAGTGTTATGCGATTAATGATATTTATTTTCACTAATCTATTGTATTTCAGGATTAATCTGGTATATTAATACACATGGGCCACGACGTGCCATACTAAACGGGAATGATAACCATTCTCATTAACTTAAATAACTAA